CTACCTGTATTTATAAAAGTTTTTATACCACTTGTATTTATAATATTAACTTGATTACCTACTTGTACTTTAAATGTACCTGTAACTGAAGCAACATCAATAATTGTAGTGTAAGTTTTTCCTGAAACAAGTATTTCTTGAAAAACACCCGTAGAACCTTGTGTTTGTGAAGAATCATAATCTATATGTAACTGATTGTTTAGAACCTCTACAACTTGACCACTTGGTATTTGTACTCCCCAAGCAATTATTTCTTTTATTGATACATTGCTTATTGATAATACTGCACCACCACTATTACTTTGTATAGCAAAAACATTAGTACCACCACCCGTAACAAAAGCAGTATAAGTGCCTACTGAATTATAAGAATTTACAACATTACCTCCAATATTTAAATGTACTGCACCACTTGTATAGCTATTTATTGTAAATACAACTTTATATGTTTTGCTTGATGTAAATAAACTATTTCTAAAAATACCATAATTTGTTCTAGAAGTATTAAAATTAGCTTTACCATCAGATATCTCTGCATCAGGTGATTCGACTCCCCAAAAACCATTTCCTGCAAAATTTGAATCACCAATCTCTTCAGAACCAACTTGAGAAAAGTCTCCATTGGTAACCTCCTCAGGTCTAGCTGCACTAAAGTCTCCGTTAGTCACTTCCTCTGCTCCTATCCCTACACTATCAAATGCTATTGCTCCTGAACCTTCGCTTAATGCCCAATTAGCTAATAGATTTACTTTAGGCACACTCGATACAATCTCATTAGGTGTAGCGTAATCGTTAGCTACATCTGTAGCACTCCATTCTGCGTTCCATATTTGAAAGTCTGAAAGTTGTCCGTTAAAGAAAGATGCACTTCCATCAAATTTAGCACCGATAGCTGCTCCTGTTGCACTATCTAAATCAATAGCAACAATAGTTCTATCTACACCTAATTGAACTCCATTTACAAAACACTTTGCAGTTGTTCCGTTTATAGTTACAACAACCCTACTCCACTTATTTATTGCTATAGAACCAAAAGAATCGTATTCACTAGAATACATTTGAAATGTACTGTCTACAAAAGCTAAAATAAATCTAACAGGATTTAAATCTAAAATAAAACTTGTACCTGAAATTACATCAGGATTAACCCAAAACGCAAAAGTAGCAATTGTGCCATCCATTTGAAAGCCATCAATATCTACATAATCATTCGAGCCATCAAAATCAAGGCAATTACCTGTAAGCAATTTAGCATTGTTGTTGTTGGTAGTTTCGTCTAAAGAGAATTGACCTACTTCTTTTACGGAAAAATTTGTAACCGAACCATTTAAATTTGCACTTCTAAATATTATAATAGTAGTGTTAGCTTCAATTGTAGTAGTTAATGTTCCAACACCTGTTAATCCTACTAATGAAATATGATTTTGATTTGCTACTGTACCATTTGTTCCAAAATAACCATTAGTTATAGATGTTACATTGTAATCTACTGATATTTCGTATGTTTTTCCTACTACCGTAGTGTTAGTTTGAAATATAAAAGTATCTACTCCTTGAGAATTAAAAACCGCTCTTCCTTCGCTTGCTGTTACATTGCCTGAAATAGTCCAACTTGCAAATCCATTAGCAAAATCACCATTAACAATTAACTCCTCTCCTAATTGCTGGCTATATCTTAATGGCAAGAACATCTTTAAGCCTTCTCTAACTATAGAAAATCCTGCTCTAATTAAACCCCCAATTGTGTTTTGAATTATATTTATCAGCATAAGACCTTATTTAGAATAAAGCCACAATATCTGTTGCAGTTGTGCTTGTAGCTTTCACATGAGTAACTTGAACAGGCAAGAATGTTCCACTTGCAATGTTCTTTAATAAGACTGTAGAGCCTCCTAATGTGATTACATTAAGATTACCCCCTGTTCCTACAAATAATGCAGCAGGACTGTTGGCAGATGCACCTACTATTGCAGTTCCATCGCTTGGAGTAACTGCTAGAGCAGTTGTTGCTTGTCTTACTATTGTATTTTGTGGCATAATATTCCTTTTTAATTATATTAATAAATAGAAAACTAACTGTTTTGTTTTACAATAAGACAAAAAAAAACCCCCACCAATCGGCAGGGGCTTATTTTATATAATATTATTATACAGTTACTATTGTAATGTTTGATGAAATAGCATCAAATATCGTTGTAGTACCTTCTTCAACAATTAGAGCAGAATTTTGCTCTCTTGATGTTATCGTTAATGTATAACCACTCATATCGCCAAGAGCCTTACCCAAAGCAACAGTTCCACCTGTAACAGTAGCACCATTGTAAGCACCTACTAAATAACAATTTCCAAATCCTTTTGATTCAATTACATTGTTGTCCTCTGTAAATAACTGAAAACGACCTTGTATTAATAATCTAAGAGCAGCTAATGCCCCTTTAGTTAAATTTGGTAACATTAATGTAGTTACTTGCTCAAAAAATACTGTTCCATTGTCTTCTGAGACTGTGATGGTTTCAGTATATTCTGAACTCTGTGGATTTAAGGCGTATTTGAAAACATTTGCAGTTCCTGAAACTGCTGTCAACTCTCCAAGAGAAGCAGCACTAGAATCTATAGTATAAGTACCTAGAGTATCATGGTTAGCAAAATACACATTGCGTAATCCACCAACTGCCTCTCGACACTCTAAACCTCTACCATTTGTTAATAAACAAGCCATATCTTAACGATTTATGCGTATAAGACCATGTCTGCACCTGTAGAGAAACCTACACCTGCATTAAATCTCATTACTAGATTAACATTATCTGAACCATCAACCAAAGTTTGGTCAAGCAATTTTACTTCAGTCATATCTCCTTCTAAATCTGTTGCAAAGAACATATTAGATTTACGACCTGCAACCATTACATTAGCAGCCATACCTGGTGACCATATAATTGGAATACCTTCAAAGTTTGATTCTGTTACACCTGCATGATATTGGTTTAAATAACCAAGAGCAGCTTGTGCTGAAATGTAGAATTTAAATGCAGCAGTTCCCATATAGATAGCAGTATCATCTTGACCATAAACTGCATTAGGAATTGCATCTCTAACTTTACCAATCTCTGCAATGATGTTAGCAGCAGCTAAACCACCACCTACAGCAGCTACATCTACAACTGTTGCATCAGCAGTAAGTAATGCTTGAAATCCATCAAACTGTCCATTTGTTCCTGCTGCACCACTCCAAATTGATGTTTCAACTTGTTGCCCAACTAAAGAACCTGCATAAGAAATAAGGTAAGTTGCGAAATCTGTTTGTAGACTTCCATCAAGACCTGCTCTCATGTTTGCACCTGCCCAAGTAGAAAGCCAATCGTTTTTACACAATGCTTTATTTACTTGTAATCTCTTTGGAGCAAGAGCCTTTTCTACATAAGTGATGTCTCCTGCTGTTGTGAAATCACAAGTTGCATTAGCAACTGCTGCTGTAGCTAAATTAAAATTGTTTAGGTTTACTTTAAATGCTACATTTGGTAGCACAGTCAAGTTACCTTTTGCCAATGTCTCTCCACTTAGTAGAGATGCTGACATAAAACCTGCTGCTGCTTTTCCAGCATACAGTTTAGTTAACGAATCTGCCATTTTTTAAATATTTTGATTTTTATTAATTAAATAAGTTACTCTTTCTTGTGGACTTAACTTAGAAAACTCTACTATTGATTTAGCTTCTACTGTTTTTCCTTCAGGATTAGGCTTAATTGCTTCTCCTACTTTTTCAAACTCCTCTACTTTGGCTTTATTTTCTTCTGCCTCTGTTTTAAAACTCTTCATTTCTTCTTTAAGACTTGCAAATTCTTGTACTAAATTTTCAAGAACTCCAATTGCTTGTACTAAAGCATCTTTTGTATCTGTGTTTGGTTCGCTGAGTTCCTCTGTTTTAGATTCTTCTACAACTTCTTCAACCACTTCTTCTTCAGGCATTCCGATTTGAGCAATAATACCTTCCTCTTCTACCACTAATAAAGTACCATCACCAAAAACATACTCACCAATTGGCATATCTGTTCTTTCATCTTCGATAACAATGTATACTCTGTTGCCAACCTCAAATCGGTCAGCACTTATCAAAGTACCATCTTCGAGAGTTGCCTCTTCAAACTTCATGTGTTCTTTAGCTTCTGATAATTCGGATGGTGTTGCAGTACTTTCTTCTACAACTTCTACCATTCCTAAAATTTCCTTGATTTTGTCTAATGCTTCCATAATTTGGGTTTGTTTCTATTTAATTAAATAGGATTACTTTTTATTTGTTTTATTTTCACACTCTTTAATTATATCTCTTAACCTATTTAAGACATCATCCTGCTTCATTTTAATCCCTTTAGAATCTTTTGTATCAAAGTATCCCTCAATAGAAAACCCTTTAACCTCGCCTTCCTTAATGTAGTTATTCCACACATCTTCATTCTCAATCTTCATACAAGCAACCCAAGTTCCAACAGGATATTTAAAACCATATATTGAACTCTTGTCTTTTTTTGTATCCTCTACAATCCATGTTTCTATTGTAGTAATTCCATTGATTGCTCTCTCATGGTCTATTGTTGCAGATTGATGCTTTGAGTTTATCATGTAAAGTTCCTCCACTCTTCGAATAGTATCTTTAGAAAAGAAACAATTGTACTTATTGCCTTCTGCATCTAATCTCAAGATTGGCATATCAGGAATCATAACTGCTCCCATGACAATCCTTTTTTCATCATTCATAGTTGCAAATTGTTGAGGCTTTCCTTGCTTACTAAAGAACATAAAGTTTTCTTCTATTGCAGGGTCTTCTACTAAACTAATAGCAAAAACACCAACATCAGCATCCTCTTCATTTAGAATAAACTCAACTAATTTCATAGCATCATATTTTTTCTTTTTCTTTTTCTTATCCTCATCATCTTTTTTCTTCATTACAATCTTGTTTGATTATTAATATATTGTTGTGCTTCTTGTGAATCTGTTACTTCTTGAGATATTACATAGGCTTGAACAGGTTGTGTATCGTTACCTTGATTTATTAAATCGTTTAGATTTGCGTTTACAGGTACAGCTTGACCTATTGAACTACCTATTGAACCACCTGTAGGTATTGATTGAGAAGAACCTCTACTTGAGTTAGGAATTTCAGTTTGCATTATGGTTCTCACATTAGCAAGACCTGCTGCAATAACTGCTGCACCTGTTAAAAAACCTGCAACACCACCTTGTTCAAATGCTTTATTTGCTCCAGCAAAAGTGGAAATAATTGCTGACGCAACAGCTAACTCTTTATTGTCTCCTGCAAGACTTGACAATGCACCTGCTAATTGAGCACCTGCTTGTAATTGTGAAAGAGTATTAGATTTTCTTAATAGAATCTCATCAGCAGTTAGTTCTTTTTCAGATTTTAATAACTCTTCATTTTGTTTTTTTCTTGTATCAATTAATTTAATACTTGTATTTTGTGCATCTTCAACAATTAACTCATTGGCAGTTTTAGCATTTAAAACTATAGCCACTTGCAAACCTTCTTCTTCTCTTAATCTTATTGCGTTTTGTTCTTCTTCTTCTTTAGCTGCACCTGCTTTTAAGGTTTTCAATACTGTAATAAGCCTCTTTTCGGTTCTAGCTTTTTCTGCTTGAATATTAATTAAGGCAGTTTCAGCAGCAGCTTTTTTGTCTAAATCATCATTCATGCTTTCCCCTAAACCAACTTGAGCACTAACAGCTTCAAATCTAATTTTTGCAAGTCTTTCTTCTTCCTCTGCCTGTGACATAGTTACATCCATAGCCTCCTGCATTATTTTAACTCTTTCAGATAACGCAATGCTTTCATCATATGCAGCAACCTCTGCTTGTCTTATAAGTACATTATTTCTAGCTTTCTGTACATTAAAATCTCTTTCAAGACCTACTAAATCATTCAATTGATTTTTTAAGTCAACAGCTAATTTAGCTTCTCTTACTATTTCATCTCCCATTCCAGCAAAAGTTTTAGTCATTCCTTCAACTGCACCTTTAAAATCCCCACTAAAAAACTTCATTATACTTTCTCCAAAACCTGAAATTCTATCAACTACAACATCAACTGCTGCGCCTACTCCTGCCATAACTGAAGAAAGAGCATCTGCCCCCCTTTGTGTTTTTGTAAAGAATAAAACCAAAGAACCTAAAGCAATCACAAGCAATCCTATTCCTGTTGCAGCAATAGCACCTTTTAATGTTTTAAATGTTGTAATTACTGCCCTTACCCCTCCTTTTAACTTTTTAAACGCACCACTAACCAATGCAGTTTGAGATGCAAAAATCCCTTGTTCTTTTGAGGCATCTTTTATCTCACTAGCAGTTTCCTTCACATCACCTGTAGCTGCTTTTGTATCTGCTGTTAGTTTTATTTTGTACTCTTC